TGATACCCAAGATAGAATCGTATCACTTGACCTAAGAGATGTAAATGTCTCTGAAAGCATTAAAAAGAAAATGCTTGAGGAATTCAATACAGTTCTATCTTTAATGAAGTTCAATCAGAACTCACACGAAATATTCAGAAAGTGGTATGTTGACGGAAGAATTTACTTTCATAAAGTCGTTGACTCTAAAAACATTCAAAAGGGTATGGTCGACATTCGAAACATCGACCCTCTTAAGATTAAGAAAGTTCGTAACGTAGAAAAAGAGAAAGACCCAAAAACCAAAATAGAAAAGATTAAAAAAGTTGAAGAGTTTTATGTCTTCAACGACAAAGGTTTTGATAAGAGTGGTGCCAATGAAGGTGCAACTCTTAAAATAGCACCTGAGGCAGTGAGTTACACTACTTCAGGAATGTTAGATTACACAAAGAACGTTGTAATCGGATATTTGCATAAAGCATTGAAGACTGCAAATCAGTTATCAATGATGGAAGATGCACTTGTTATTTACAGAATATCAAGGGCACCAGAAAGAAGAATCTTCTACATTGATGTTGGTAACTTGCCAAAAGCAAAAGCAGAGCAATACTTGGCAGATGTTATGAATAAGTATAGAAATAAACTTGTTTATAACTCAGACACTGGCGAAATCAAGGACGACAGAAAACATATGTCGATGCTTGAAGACTTCTGGTTACCGAGAAGAGAAGGTGGCAGAGGGACAGAGATTACTACTCTACCAGGTGGACAAAACTTGGCAGATATTGACGATATAGAATACTTTAAAAAGAAACTATATCGTTCACTGAACGTTCCTTCTTCTAGAATGGAAGCAGACAATGGATTTAACATGGGTCGTGCTTCAGAAATTTCTAGAGATGAACTTAAGTTTAATAAGTTTGTGAAGAGATTGCAAATGAAGTTTGCTAGATGTTTTACAGACTTACTTAGAACACAATTGGTGTTGAAAAACATCATGAAAGGTGAAGAGTTCGATAAGATAAAAGATTTTATCCGATACGATTTCTCTACTGATAATCATTTCTCTGAACTAAAAGAAGGAGAAATAATGAGAGAAAGACTTGATTTACTAGGTCAAGCAGAAGAATACCTAGGTAAATATTTCTCTCAGAAATATATAAAAACAAATGTGTTACGATTGACAGACCAAGATGATGAACTTATGCAAGATGAAATCAAGCAAGAGAAAGCAGATGGTTTGTATGGTGACGAAGACGGAGATGACTTTTAATTATGAGCGATAGTAAACAATTTATAGACCAAATAGAGGCAGGTAAATTCAACGATGCTAAAGAAACAGCATTCGAATTGATGAAAAATAAAACTGCTGAAGTTGTTGACATGAAAAGAGTAGAAACATCAACAACTTGGATGGATAAACAAGCAGATGAAGACTTGGAAACAGATAACAGCTGAGTTAAACGAAGCAAAACTTAAACTTCCTAAAGACCAAAAAGAAGTCAAAAGAGAAGTTGAGAAAGTATCTGGTAAAACAGTTTCGGTTGTCTATGCTGAAGACAGACGAAAAAAGATACATGTCTACTTAGATGAAATAGAGGTAGGCACATATAAAGATTTAAAATCAGCAGAAAAAGAAATGAAGAATGTCAAAAAAGTTATGTTGCAAATGAGTGAAGAAGACATCTCTAAAGAAGAAATTTTAGGAGCAATAAATGAAATTAATATCTGAATTTAACGACTATGCAATAGAACCTGTTATCATTGAAGAAAATGAAAAAGGTCAAAAAGAATACTTTATTGAAGGTATCTTCATGCAATCAGAAATTAAAAATCGTAACGGTAGGGTTTATCCAAAAGACGTTATGGAAAAAGAAGTTAATCGTTACGTTAAAGAATTCGTAGAGAAAGACAGAGCATTCGGTGAATTAGGACATCCTGAAGGACCGACAATCAATTTAGACAAAGTATCTCACATGATTACTAAACTAGAAGCAGACGGTAATAACTATGTGGGAAGAGCAAAAATTTTATCAACACCTAACGGTCAAATCGTAAGAAACTTGATTGATGATGGTGCAAAACTTGGTGTTTCATCTAGAGGTCTAGGTTCCCTAGAGCAAAAAGATGGCGCACAAGTTGTTAAGAGCGACTTTCAACTTGCAACTGCAGGTGATATAGTCGCAGACCCATCTGCTCCAGAGGCATTCGTAGAAGGCATCATGGAAGGAGTAGAATGGATTTATGAAAACGGTATTCTAAGGGCGCAAGAAGTTGAGCAAATGAAGAAAGAAATTCAGGTCGCAAAACTAAATAAACTCGAAGAAACCAAACTTAAAGTATGGAGTAAGTTCGTAGAGAACTTATAAGTTATAAATAAAAGAGTATTTAATTAATACCCTAACAGGAGAAAACATGTCAGATTTAGAAAAAACACTATCTCAAGCAGTTGCTGAGGTTCTTGACGAGAAAGTCGAGCAGCCAGATGCAAAAGCAGAGAAGGGTGACCAAAAACCTGTCAAGCAAGGTTCATCAGACGCCGCTTCAATTGAAAGTGGTAAAGGTGAAGTCGTCAAACCTGAAGAAAATCCTGTTGACAAAGCCGTGGCTTCAGTTAAAAGTGCAGAAGGTGGTTCTAAAGAAAATAGTTCCGACCCTCAGAAGAAAGGTGCTTCAAAGGCTGAACCTCAACCAAAATTAAAGAAAGTTTCTGAAGAAGAAGATTCTGAAGAAGAAAAACCTTCAAAGATGGAAATGATTAAGGCAATGGTCAACGCAATGAAAGGAATGGATAAAGAATCACTTCAGGCAATGTATAAAAAAGTGTCTGATGACGAAGAAGAGGTTGACGAATCCTTAAGCAAGGCAGAAATTGCAAGAAACATCGTAGAACTCATGAAGAAAAAAGATGAGGAAGATGTTGAAGAATCATCTAAAGCATTCTTTGAAGAAAAAGAAGACGAGAAAAAGGTGAAAAAAGAAGAAGAGGAAGACGAAGACGAAGAAGAAGATGAAGACGAGAAAGAAGTCGAAGAATCTGTAGAAGTCGAGTCTGACCTAGTCGAGATGGAAGTGGAAGACGACCTATCTAAAATCTCAGAAGCACTTGAACTTTCTGAAGAAAATACAGAAAAGGCAAAAACCATATTCAAGGCAGCAGTTTCATCTAAAGTCGAAGAAATCAAAGAGTCCTTACAAAAGGAACACGAAGAATCATTAAAAACCTCAATAGACACTATCAAAGGTGACCTCGCGGAAGCAGTTGATAAGTATCTAACATATTGTGCTGAAGAGTGGACGAAAGAAAACGAACTCGCAATTGAAAGGGGTTTGAGGTCTGAAATGACTGAAAACTTTATCGATGGTCTAAAAACATTGTTCACAGAACACTATGTTGAAATTCCAGAAGATAAGTATAATGTTATGGACGAACTCGCAAATCGTCTCGATGATATGGAAGAAAAACTTGACACAGAAGTTTCCAAAAATATGGAAATAACTGAAGAGTTAGATTCATTGAAAAGAGACAACGTGGTAAGAGAGGCATGTAAAGACCTTTCTGAATCACAACAAGAGAAATTGGTATCATTATCAAAAGGTGTAGACTTCACAGACACAGAAGACTTTAGTGATAAAGTCGCTGAGTTGAAAGAAGCATACTTCCCTATTGATGGTGAGACTATCGCTGAAGAGACTGTAGTCGAAGAAGGAACAGGAACTTTTGATGTAGAATCTACTGAAAAAGTTGTTGACCCAGAAATGGCACAGTATATGGAAGCAATTAATAAACTTAAATAATATTTAAAGGAAATAACAATGTTTTTATCAGAAAACTTACAAGAAAAGTGGTCGCCGATTCTAGAACATTCCGATTTGCCAAGATTTAGGAAAACCTACAAGAAGGCGTTTACGGCGGTTATTTTAGAAAACCAAGAGAATGCTCTTAAAGAAGAAAGAGCAGCTCTTTCTGAAGCTGCACCTTTAAATGCTACTGGTTCGTCTGCTATTGCTAATTGGGACCCAATCCTAATTTCATTAGTAAGACGTGCTATGCCAAATCTCGTTGCATACGACATTTGCGGTGTTCAACCTATGACAGGTCCTACTGGTCTTATCTTCGCTATGAAAGCAAGATACAACGACTACCCAAGTGGTGGTAGAGAAGACCAATCTGAGGCATTAGGTGTTAACGAACCAAGAACTGGTGAATCTGCTTCTGCAGGTCCTAACGGTACTGATGGTGTTGACGCTGACCCAGAAGGAGACCCTTTCGCAGCTTCTAGTGCGTATCAAAACGCAACTAGCACAGGTATGTCCACAGCTTCTGCTGAAGCACTTGGTGATGCATCTACTAACGAATTTAACGAGATGTCATTCACAATTGAGAAATCAACAGTAACAGCAGTTTCCAGAGCATTAAAAGCTGAGTATACACTCGAATTAGCACAAGACTTAAAAGCAATCCACGGTCTTGATGCAGAATCAGAACTAGCAAACATTCTTTCATCAGAAATTCTTGCTGAAATCAACAGAGAAGTCGTAAGAGAAGTCAACAACCAGGCAAAAACTGGTGCTGAAGACACTGCAAGTGCAGGTACTTTCAACTTAGACGTTGATGCAAACGGAAGATGGTCTGTAGAGAAGTTTAAAGGTTTATTATTCCAAATCGAAAGAGAATCAAACAAAATTGCTAAAGAAACAAGAAGAGGAAAAGGTAACTTTATCCTATGTTCTTCAGACGTAGCATCTGCTCTTTCAATGGCAGGAGTATTAGATTACGCACCTGCTCTTAACACCAACTTAAACGTTGACGATACTGGTAATACTTTTGCTGGTTTATTAAACGGAAGAGTTAAAGTTTACATCGACCCTTATGCTGGTGCAAACTACTTAACAGTTGGTTATAGAGGAAGTAATCCTTATGACGCTGGTATGTTCTATTGTCCTTACGTTCCATTACAAATGGTTCGTGCAGTTGGTGAGAATACTTTCCAACCAAAAATCGGATTTAAAACAAGATATGGTATGGTTTCTAACCCATTTGTTGGGTCAACACCTGCTAACGGTCTTGCTTCCGATGGAACAAACCAATACTACAGAAAAGTTAAAGTTACTAACATTCTGTAAAATCAATATTGATTTGAGAAAAGGTCTCTTCGGAGACCTTTTTTTTAGCGAACTAAATATAATTGTCATTAACACACAAACACACAGGAGGAAATAATGGCAAATCAACCAAAATCTGGGTACGAAATTCGTGCCGACTTACTATCTCTCGCCGAGAGTGTTATTATCAACAACATCGAGAATGAAAGACAGACCATTTATTCATGGAATGAAAATCATTCTGAGACT